TTCTATGATCGAAGTTAGATTGCAATAACTCGTTGGCGTAGCGAATCCAAGAGCTTGTTGGCACTCTAAGGTAACAGATGCGAGTATCTTTTAAATTATAGGCTCTTCTTGCTCTACGAATTTCGTCTTGATACTTTTCAGGCGAATCAAAATCAGCTTCAAACATTTTAATTTCGATTTTAGCGTTTTTAAACACTTCGCTTTCGTTTGCGGCATTAATAAACTGCACGCCGCCGTTATAGTCTCCGCACATTCCAACGATGTTGAAATTATTCATCAAGTAAGCTAAGTAGTCGATGTGCTTTTTAAGATTAGTTCCTGATACAGCGTAATTATGAACGATAATTCCTCTGCGGTTAGCGACATCAAGCTTAATAAGGTTCATCGCAAAATCGTCAGACGATTCATTCTCTGCCCACGAAGGATCGAAGCTTAAAATATAATCAGAACCTTTCTGACCAGACACTTCAATCGCTTGTCCTTCAAGTGGCTTGATCGTACATTCGTGCATCTTGCTCAATTTAAAGTAACCAGAAGAATCGTCCATGAATCTAGAGCCGAATTCTCTTTGGAACTGTGACTCAGACATAGTTGACTTAGCTTGTGTTAACAAACTCTCGTCATAAAGACCATGAGGAGCTACGTCATAAGAAAAATGCAAGATAGCTCTAGTTGAATTACCTTTTCCATCTTTTTCAGGGAACTTAATAAGTGATTCGTACTGCTTATAAAGCCTGTACATATATTCAAACTGGTAAGAAGCAGATGATAGCACAATAATTTTATTATTCGGCCATCTAAAACGCTCTTCTTCAATCATATCTCCTCTAGCGATCAACTGAGTCTCCAAATCATATACTTCTTTTCTCTCTGTTGGATTTTGGACGACAGAAAGGAACGGAATAATAACTTCGTTAAAGATTCTTTCAGGCATCAACAAGAACTCGTCAATCATCATACGGTGAAAGCGAAAACCACGAAGCTTTTCACCGTCACCAAGTGGTAAGCAGGTAATTTTGCTGCGGCCAAACTCCATTGTCCATTCGTCCGAACTCTTAGATACCTTTGTGATAGCTTGCTTTAAGAAAATAGCATTTGGCTTGTCCGCGATTTCCTCAATCTTGCGGAAAATCATCTTTGCTTGACGAAATGTTTTACTTACAATGCCAATGTGAACTCCTTGATTTAAGATAGCGTCTAATGCCGCAAACACAGCGCAAGTGAAGCTCTTAGAAAGACCACGACTCCACACCATCATGGAGTAGTCTGTTTCAAACATCGTTTTGATTGCGAGATGCTGAAACGGAAACGGTTTTACACCGCAAATAATCTCAGAAGCGAACGAAATGTTGCTGCGTAGAAATTTATACAGAAGAATCTTAGCTTCGCGCTCTTCTAGATAACCTTCTTTCTTTAAGATCTCTTCGTTTACTTTGTTACTGTTGTAAATGCTTTTTCTTTTTTGGTCGCCAACGATCCAAGCCATGATTGATCCTTTTCTATGAAGTATTGAATGTCTGTTTCCCAAAGTTTTGGGCCGCAAACGAGAAGTTTAGGTATTAACGCTACGCTATTTTTTCTGCTACCAGAAAAAACGAATTGACAGTTCTTGTGGAACTCTTGTTGCAGCAAACGCATATTGTGATATACGAATTTTAAGTTGGATTTGTGTGAGGTGAAGTCATTGTTGTTCTTGATCTGATCAAAACTAGATTCCACTACAATAAACAAGAAACAATCCATAGATTTGCATCTCTCGATCTCTCTTTTAAATCTGTCAAAGTTTTCTCCAACTAAAGTGCTCTTAAAATCACCTTCTGATTTTCTATCAACAAATGTTTTAGAGTAATTTTGGCCACCAGCAGTATAGTCTCCAAAATCTAGCTTAACTTCTCTCTGATTCTTAAACTCCAATGGTTGCTGTTCTCTTGTATCAATAAATACATTAACGTTAGAGCAGTCAGAATGAAAATCTTTGTGGATATTCTTTGTGAACATTGGCTTTATGCCAATCTCAGAACAAACCGCCGAGTAAGAACCGTAATGCTTCTTGAAACAGTCGATACTTGGCAGTTCGCTTGTCTCAATTTCGATATGACTAGGCGCAACAACTAATTCTTTGTTAGCTACTCGCCTTTCAAGCAGTTGTTTGATATACGGTTTAACAACTTCTGCTTTTTCAAAGTTGCACCACTTTAATAACTGCTCTCTGTTCTCGAAATCCTTTTCAAAATAAGACTCTTTATCCTTGAAGCTTAACTTTGTACCAGTTAAGAGGTTTTTCTTCGGGTAATGGGCACAGTAGTAGTCCGCAAGCGACATCTTATGCTTCTTCAAATGAGTATGAAGACTTCTTTCGCTTGGAAAATCTTGATTACATTCTTTGCACTTAAACGGCATCATCTAATGATATGCCCAAGATACGAGCTTTCCACTCAACCATACTTTCAAGCTTGCCAGCTTCCTCTCTAACAAGAGTCTTTTGCATTTCAGCGATCTTGATCATGTTAGCGCGCTCTTCTTCGTCTTGAAACAACTGAACAATAGCTAAGATAGAAGCATTCTCCTTTTGTTTAGCGTTGATGCGTCCTGATCTATCACCTTGAAGCTTTTTAATCAAGCTTTCTACGCGACCTTCGCATTGATGATACTCGCCGCTCTTCGCTTTGATGATTTCGGCAAGACGAATGCTCATTTCATTTTGCTCTTGAGTATCTTCAAACATTTTATTCAGCTTATCCAAGTGTCTTGAAGTTGTTTCCAAGTTGATAATTTCTTTGCACACGTTCATGTACAAATTAACTTCATCAGCAGTAAGGTCAGGCTTGTCCCAAGTCATTCTAATGAACTCTTCCTCGAAAATATTGCGATCTTCTTGCGATGTATAGCAGTTAATGATCTTTTGAAAACGCGAGTTAGCTAAATTGATAGTGAGCTTCTCAATACACAATTTATGTTGGCGGTTTAATTTTTCTTTGTTGATCTTTTCGCCAGTAGCTTGATTGATTTTGTTAACTACACGCTCAACAGAACGCGGAACTAAGTACTTTATGCCAATAGCGCTTTCAGATTCGGGTTGAACTTCTGCGTTTACCGTTCTAACGAAGTTAGCCACAGCTCTCTGCTCAACTCCAAGGTTAACAATTCTGCGATCAGGAAAAATGAGTTCCGCAATTCTTACAGCAGACAATCCAATAGCTGTTTGATCAATGATAAACTCTTTTTGAGACTCTGAGAACTCAATGTCCGCTGCTCTTTCATACTTAGATGTTTTATAATTGATTTTGTTGCTTGCTAAGAACGATCTAATAGCAATTCCTTGCTTAGATCGCCCATCAAGCTTCTCATTAGCAAAAAATTTGCGCGTGATAGTATTTAAATCAGGAAATTGTTTAGCTAAGTCTCTAATTTGTGTTGCCTCTTCGTTTGTAAAAGAGATGTCTGTTGTTTCTTCTTTAGCTTCCACTTAAAATGTCCTCCGATTGTAAAATTTTTAGAGCTACTTGCCTAAACAGCTTTTTAAGATTTTTGATTTGTTTGTATCCAGCCTTTTTACCTTTTTCATTTGTCTTGTAGCCCATCTCAGCAGCTACTTTTTCTTCATCTACTCCGTCAACAAACAGTCTTGTATAAACTCTATACTGCTTAGGAGCTAAGTATAAGCGCATTTCTTCATGAAGGCGAGCTGCGCTAGATAAAATGTCAAAATTCTGATCTCGCATTGAATGAACAGCATCCGTATGACCTTCGATAGATACACAAAGCTTAACATCGTATGCGCTCTTCTTCGTTTTCTCCCATTTCCTGTATAAAGGACATTCAGAACACTGTCTTCCGCTTGGCGTGATCGAGCAAGCTGGTGGTTCGTTACCTTGATTAAACTTGCAACCTAAACATGGGCGAGTATAGTTAGAGTAGTTGTTGCGAAGTAAGTTCTTTATCTGATTAGAAGTGATTCTAGCTATCCAAGGTTCAAGTGCGCGATCTTGCTTCCACATATGCCACTTCTTTGAGATATGGAATCGCACAATCTGTGCGACATCTTCGTAATCCATCCAACAAATAGCTTTGAGCTGCCAGATATATCTGTGCTTCTCAATGATTTTGTCTATTACGTCTTTTTTATCTTCGTAGGTTATCTTACCGAGCTTTTGAACTTCCATATTTTTCGGGAGATAGGCCGTCAACACCATCAGAGCGCTTTGCTTTGAATTTCCTAGCTTGCGCTTGCATGGGATTCCGTTGTAGATCTTCAAGGCTAAAGGCTTTAAAGCCTCCATCCATTGAGATTTCAACGTCTAACGACTCTATGTGTGGAAGCTCCTCAATATCGGAAGAATCTTCGTCATCGTCTTCTACTTGTGAACTGCGAATAGCAGTTGGTTTCTGCTGAACTTTTGCCGTTGA